GAGCAAGCAGACAGATACTTTGGCAGAAATGCACCAGGAGTAAATCCTGTCGAAGCACAGATGAAGCAACAGGAAGTGATTGATAAAGTCTTTCACCACTTGAAACATGTGCTTGATCAAGTGTATTCCCTTTACCAGCAGTATGGCCCGGACGAAGAATACTTCCGTGTTACCGGGATGCAGGACATGCAGAAATATGCCAAGGGCAATGCTGGTGAACGATTTGATTTTTACATGCAGTTTGATGCTGCGACACAAGACCCAGAGCAAATGCTTGAGCGTGTAAAAGCGATTGCACAACTTGGCGCACAACTTGACAAGAATGGCACGCTGGACACCGAGAGATTATTGCAAATTGCAGTGGGTCAGATTTTGCCGGGGGCTGCGGAAAGTATCATGCTTCCCAAAGAAACCGCATCGCAAAAAGCAATGGATGAAGAAAGACAAACCATTGCAGAAATCTATGCTGGTGTACCTCCCAATGTTAAACCAAATGATGCCCACGAGATGAAGTTGCAGATATTCCAGCAATGGCTTGCACAACCAGATGTAGCACAAAAGGTACAACAAGATCCAGCATTGCAAGAGCGTATACAGAACTACATGCAGCAAAGACAGATGCAAGTTCAGCAAAAACAAAACGCTGAGATTGGCAGGCTGGGAGCAGCACCCACACAATTTGGAACAACAGGAGCAGCACCAACAGGAGGATAATATTATGCCACCAATGGGAAAAGGAACTTATGGGACTAAGGTTGGAAGACCACCTAAAAAGAAAAAGATGACTAAAAAGAAATGTGGTGGTCGTAAGAAAAAATGATTACCTACCGCAAAGAGAAATTTAGCGGTTACAATAAACCAAAGCGTACACCAGGTAAGTCCAAGAAGTTTGCCGTACTTGCCAAGCAGGGAGACGATGTAAAGCTTGTACGCTTTGGAGATCCAAAAATGTCCATCAAGAAAAACCAACCAGCACGCAAGAAGAGCTACTGTGCAAGGTCAGGTGGTATAAAAGGTAAGACAAATAAACTTAGTGCCAATTATTGGTCGCGCAAAGCATGGGATTGTTAGATGAGTTTGTACAAAAACATACACGCAAAAAGAAAGCGTATAAAAAAAGGTAGTGGTGAGAAGATGAGAAAGCCTGGATCAAAAGGCGCACCCACAGCCAAGGCATTTAAGAAGGCAGCCAAGACAGCGAGGAAGCGTAAGTAATGTGTCCCATCTGCAACGAGAAGTGTATTGGATCATATTGCTGGTCATGTTCTTCATCGAGCGAGAAATAATACTAGACACACTATTTTTTATACTAGGAGAAATTTTTAAATATACACAATGAGTCCCCGAAAAAGAAAAACCTACCACGAAATAGACGCCGAGGAAGCAATCCAGGCACTATCCATGTTGCAGAATGACCCACACTTTAAGAAGTACATCGAAATGCGTGAAGCAATGAGAGAAGAAGTCATTCGTCAATTACAGACCAAAGCTATTGTAGACTCCACAAACAGACATTACATGATGTGTGGAAAGCTTGAAGCAATAGACGAGGAACTTGATACCTTTTATAAGATGTAAGCCTTTTGTTGTAGTATAGTAGTTGGTTACATTACACCCTCTGTGATCTATGTGGGGTTGGTCACAGAGGGTTTTTTATTGCCTTTTTTGCTACTAACAGCTACATTTTGCTACACTAGGTAATTTATGCCTTGATCTTATGGAAGCAATTCAAGAAGAGGTTGTCTCAGAATCCTCCGAAAATTCTGTTGATAGTTTAACGCAAGGGGAAGGTAACCTTTCAATGGCAGAACTCGCATCAAGTTTGATGCAAAAACGCCAGACCGAGGAAACTGAAACCACCGAAGAGGAATCTGAACCTGTTGCACAATCTACAGAGGAAGAAGAATTATCGGATCAGTCTGCTGAAGAGCCGGAAGAATCAGAAGAGGAATCTACTGAGCCGCCCGTACAACCTTCAGATAATGTTCTTTCAAAGTTTAAAGACCTGGATTTGGATTCATTGTCCGAGGAGGAGTCTAAGGAATTAGCCAAGCATCTTAATGCTTCTGCAATCAAGCGGTTTGGAAAGCTTACCGCGCAGAAGAAAGCACTGCTTGCCGAAAACCAAAATCTCCAAGCACAAGTTGAGCAAGCACCCGTGCCTACTGAACAACCTGCATTCCTCAAGGATAATGCACTGCACAACGTCAATGACATCAACGCACTCAGTAAAGAAGTTGAGAACCTTAACACGCTCATGGAATGGGCAGACGAAGGGATGGAAAACGAAGCAGAGTATGATGACGCTGGTAATGAATATGTGGTTAAGGATGGAGACAAGACTTACACCAAAGCTGATCTCAAGAGAATCAAAGCGAATGCAAAAAAGATCCTTCGCAAAGATGCTCCAGCAAGACAGAAGTGGATACAGGAACGTCAACAATCTGACCAACAGGCAGCCCAAACTTTCGAGTTCCTAAGTGATGGAGAGAGTGAGGACTACCAATTATTCATGCAGGTAAAACAAAGTCCGCTTTACAAGCCTTTAGTTGACCACCTACCCAATAGCAATTTTGCACTTGGGCTTATGGTTGAAGGATTAAAGGCAGTCAAAGCAAAGCAAGCCAATGCAGGTCAACCGAAGAAATTGAAGAAACCAACTGCTCCTGTCGCATCGGCAGAAGCAGGTGCAAGTAAACCAAGATCCGAGGGGAGTAAACATAAGAAAGCTGTACAAGCGGCTCATGCCAAGTTTGAAAAATCTGGCAATATCGCAGACTACCAAAATTACATAAAACTAAAGCGAGCAATCGCAAAATAATAATTTAAAATAAATAGGAGGATATAGATATGGCTAAAGCCACGACATACAATACAAGCGGAAATAAAGAAGATTTAACTAGTATAATCTCAGTTCTAGAACCAGAGGCTACGCCCTTTGTTTCATTAATGAAAAAGGGAAAAGCAACAGGAACATTTTTCGAAATGCAAGTTGACCGCCTCAATTCACCTGAGTTTGGTGGAGTTTCCGAAGGCGAAGACGTTACAAGTTTCACTAATCAATCTGCTGACCGGGCGCGCATCGGGAATTATATACAAAAATTTCGCGATACCTTCATGACCAGTGATCTGCAAGAGCTTGTTGACACAGCAGGTGTCGCATCGGAATTTGCAAATGCGGAAAGCAAAGCAGTACGAAACGTAAAACGTTCAATTGAAAGTGCATTTTGTTCTGCACAAGATCGTCAAGCAGACGCTGGAGCAGGCGCACCTTACAAAACACGAGGCATGTTAAAGTGGCTTGGAGTAGGTGGACAACCTTCTGATGTTCCTACATTCGCACAGAATGTTGCTAATGACACCACAGGCACACAGACCGAAGCTACTTTTAATAGTGTTCTTCAAGAACTCTATTCAGCTAACGGAATGCCCGGTGGACAGTTGACCTTACTTGCAGGGCCAAGTCTCAAGCAGGAAATCTCTGACTTCTCAAGAGTGTCTTCTTCAACTCGTAATACCTATCAAGTTAATCAAGATGCTGAGTCCAAGAAGATCACGCTATCTGTTAATTTATATGATGGAGATTTCGGGACTGTGGCGATCGTGCCTTCTTTGTTCATTAATAGAACAAGCGGAAACGACACAGTAGACGCAGATGCAGGACTCTTAATTGATCCTGAGTATGTAAGCATGATGTCCTTGAAAGCTGAGTCTGTAACTGAGCTTGAGAATCAAGGAGGCGGAAGACGCGGTTTTGTTGATGTCGTAGCCGGACTTGCTTGCCTCTCGCCTATTGCACATGGGTATTTCAACTAATTAGTTGCACAATAACACTTAACATAAAGGAGATTTAAGATATGGCTAATACAAATGTAACATTACCAAGCGCTCGCAAGAGTGTATTATCAAACCAGGAACGCGCTCAAGGGTTTACCCATAAGTTCAAAGTTCTGTTCACCGATGTGGATGAAGGAAGTGGATCAAGTGATACAGTAACTGTAACTCTTGGTGACACACCTACAGACTTCGTTATCTCAAAAGCTATGGTTAATGTAACCACCGCCTTTGCTGGAACAGGAGCTTTCGCAATTGAAGTTGGTACGGATGGAGATGCTAACAACTTCATTACTAGCACAAGTGTTGCTAGTGCTGGCCCAATCATTAGTGAGGTTGGAGCAAGCGTTAAAACATTAGTAGGTAGCTTTGCTGCTGCCTCTGATGTATTAAGCGCACTTTTCACTAACTCGTCTTCCGGATCACCATCTGCTCTTACAGCAGGTGAGCTAGATATCTATCTGGCTATGCATTCTGCGAACGACGTAGGATAAGAAACGTTTAGGATTTGGGGAGTGATCTGCGTAGCGGGTCACTCCCTTTTCCACATCAATTTATCATGGCAGAAATATTCATACCTAAGTGGGGTGCAGCACAAGGCAATGGTTCACAGTTTATGAAGAACCTGGAGAAGCACTTGCGTTACGAAGTTGACCTTGAAAAGTACGAGGCAAAAAAGCGTGAGATTGAGTGTGGCAAGGAGAACGGAGAAGGTGGACAAGTTGAAGGACTTGGTCAGTTAAAAGGCACGATACCTGCCCGTGAATACTTCCGCTGGCATCAAGACAAGCAAGGGTGTTGGGGAGACAAAGCCTTTACGAATGAGTTCTTTAGGGACAACCCACATTTAAAAGCTAAATCATTTAACAAGAAGACCTTCGTATCTGGAGGTTTTACTAAACCAAGCTTCGCATGAGGAAGATAGCAGTAAGCACCATGTTGACCAACCTAGTAAGTATGGTTGGCGTGGATTCATTCCTTACTGCTGAATCAACTGCTGCGGTTCGCAGTTTTAACCGCTTTGGCAAGTTAGCATGGGATCGCACTGCATGGCCATTCAATTCAGTCATCTCGCAAGTTATCCCAGACCTTCGAGTACGAAGCGTACAAGTGGGTAGTGGTGGAGCAAGTTACACATCCGCACCAAGTGTTAGTTTTAGTGGTGGAGGTGGAAACTCCGCAGCAGCGACTGCCACAATAAACGCAGATGGAGAAGTAAACGGAGTTGCAGTGACCAATAATGGCACAGCATTCACAGGAGTACCCACAGTTAGTTTTAGTGGCGGTAGTGGAAGCGGAGCAACTGCAACCGCAAGTATGCTTACTTACATCGATTTTGGCACAACCATAAGTGAGATATTCCGGGTCACGGATAATGACCCTTACGGATCAATTGGAGCAAACGATTTAGCATATAGAAATATTGCAGATGCAAGTGGAAGCACGGAATATGGAGAAGCAATTCTACCTGACCGAGCAAGCAACGCACCTG